CATACGTGGAAGTAGTTGAACCTGACGGCCTGATTGACCTTTGAGAGTACGAAGTGCATCCTCGCTATTGGCAAGAAAGTTCTTCATAGTGCCAGCTTCGACTACGCCTTCTTTAAGCATAGATTCAATAACATCATCACCGAACTCTGGAGCAATACGCTTGAGTTCGATAGATGCCTGCACTAAAGCCTGTGGATCTACGCCACCTTCTTTGACTGCCTTGCGAGCTACTGAATACTTCTTGAGTGCTCCAACAAAGTCTGTGTCAAATCGCTGTACGCTTGCTACTTGAAATGCTTTCTCAACGTTACCAGCATCACCAATGATGTTATCTAGTGCGTACTTGGAAACATCGTATGCTTTCTTAGCCTTGCCAAGTGCAAGTGTTGGATCTGCAAAGATACGAAAGGCTGCATCGCCAAGACCAGAGATAGCCTTATATGCTGCACCTGAACCTTCCCACTTCTGAGGAAGGATAGCGTTGGCGATAAATCTACCTGGAGAATACTTAGCAGCGTTAGCTGCATCTAGTGCATCTTGAAAGAGTGGATCTTTCTTCTGTGCAGCCTTAGATGCAATTAACTTTTCATCTTCAGTACCAGTTGCAATAATCTGGTCTAGAGTCATACCCTCTGCGACCTTTTGTGCAACAGACATATACTGTGAACCAAAGATACGTGTTGCCTCTGCCATACGTGATGGGCTAAATACCTTATCGCCCTTGTCATTAGCAGTTGTCCACGCCTTACCAATATCAACCTTTTGGTCAATAGCAATTGCTGCTGTGCGGTAGGCACGTGTAGATAAATCTGAAAGTTCCTGAACACCCTTGAATGCCAACTTCACAGGAGCTGCGACTACGTTAAACACTGGCTCAACTGTGTAGTGAAGTGCTGTTCCTAGCCATCCACGCTTTTGCTCAACGTTACCAAAGTTATCTTTCAAAGATTTCTGTTGCTCTGGTGTTAGTTTTGCATACTCTAACTTGGCAACGTCAGATGGAAGAGATGTTAACTTCTGGTGCGAGTCTACAGCCTTGATGTAGCCATTGATCTGCTGCTGTTGTGCTGCGGTTAAACCAGCCTGAGCAGATATAGCTTTAATGTTATTGGAAGTTGATCCCACTACTGACCTCTAGATAAAGCCATCTGATAGAGAACAGAAATTTCTCCAGTTGTATCGTATGGAAGTAATGCTGCAAGTGTGTCTGACAACTTGCCTTCGGCTGGCTTTGGTGGACCAGCAATAGTCATAATGTCTTCGTCTGGGCGTTGCGTTGGAGCAAACATACCAACCAGTGGTTCTGGCTTCTTAGCAACCATATCTGCAACAGGCTCAGGCTTTGCAGATGGCTTAGGAGAAGTAGAAGCACCTGCGATATCTGCAGCCATTGCCTTGCGATCACCGTAGTTTTGTGACGGTGGTAAGTCTTCACGAACGGAGAATTTTCCAGGACCGCCAATTTGTAATGGGCTATCTACCATCGGTATCCTCCTCAATCTTTTCTAAATCGTTTGAAAATTGTTCCCACGCTTTGTTAACTTCTGAGTTTCGGTTAGCGTTGTAAATAGCTATCTCCATTAACTCTTCTGTAAATACGTGGAATGCACTAAAAATATTATGTAATAAACCTGAAAACACTACAAGAAAATCAGCGAAGTGTACTGAGCGGGGAACCTTAGTATTGTTATCGTCCACGCTCAGTACCTTTCGTTGAATGAAATTTGCTTAGCCCTTCTTTACTGAAGTACCTTTGCGACCTGCTGGCATCATTGATGGTACCACCTTGCCTGGTCCTGCTGGCTTGGAAGTATCCTTCTTGCCCTCAACAGGCTTTGACATAGGTGCTGCTGCACGTGATCCTTGATTCATTTTACACCTCCTTCGTTTATGCTGCGCCGCTAATAGAAGCTAGCAGGGTTGCTATATCTGGACGTTGTTCTGGACCAGCAGCAGGGGCCGCTCCGCCTTGTTCTGGAGTTGGCTGCGAGGCAGGTACGGGGGCCGCACCTGCTGCTGGAGTTCCTGGTGCGCCAGGCATCATTGGCATCTCTGGCGCTGCTGGTTGTTCTTTAGGTGCAAATGCTTTGCCGATTATGTTTTCTAATTGAAGACCCTTTTGACGGCCTTGGATAACTTCTGCAATACGGGAAATAATCTCACTAGGGTCTTGACCTTGCGCTGCCAGCGCTGGAATGGCTTGAGCATACTGAGCAACAGCCACGCGCAAAGAATCGCGCATTTCTTCGATATCAACACGTTGTTCCTCCTGCGTTACGTTTAGCTCCATTGGGATCTCACGACGTACATAGTCACGAGATACGAGCTTGTCGCTACGCATTTGTAGTAGAGCGATGATTGCACGGTTTGGATCCATACCAGACATAATGCCGTAACGGACATCTACGCCGTAGTTACCAGCAATCTGCTTTGATGGAATGTAACGCATATTAAACGGAGTACCATCATCAACGCCCTTGATTTCCTTGGACATTGAACCAAAGATCTTCTCATCTACTTCAAAACATAGAGATACTAGGTCAGTAAATAAACGAGCAAACTGTGCTTGTGCTGCTTTGATCTGTGTGTCAAAACCAGCTTGTAGTGCTTGTACGCCACGACCTGTAACAATAGATGCGTCGATATTACCTGAACGAGTCTCAGGATAACGAGCACCTGTACGTAGTTCGCGCTCTAGAACACCAGACTCAGTAAAGACACCGTTAGGAAGTTCTAGTGGAACACGACGAATACCTTGTGGGTTAGCAGAACGCATAATCGCATCAGGACCCAATGCAAGTTCCTGTACATCTTGTGGGATAGCAATAGGTGCTTGGATAGATTTCTCAGCAGCTTGGATCTGCAATACTGCAAAACGAGCACGGGCAAGTTGAACTGATAGAACATCATCAAACTGTCCACGTGCTTCGCCATCAATAGATGAACGCATTGCTACCCCTGCTAGGCACTTGCCTACTGGGTTAGGTGTATTAGATAGAACTAGGTTCTTGCGCTCTGGTAGGAAAATTAAATCTTGGTCTTTGTCGTGGTAGCGAACCAAAGATACATAAGGGGAGTTCTGACCATAGATTGTCTTTGGCATAATCTGGTCGTAGTACTCTGGGTATTGAGAGGCTAGTGTCTCTGCATCCGTTGCGATGACTTGGGCAATGGAGATTGTACGGCCAAAGCGATCAATTTCTGGATATACACCAAAAGGATTAAGCAGACGTATTCTCGGATTATTGGTTTCATAGTCCATCTCAATAATTGCTGGGAGCATACCGTAGGTGTTGAACCAGTCAGCACCTGTGTACATCTGAATTTGTAGTTCAGATCCAGTGACATAAAAGTTTGCAATTCGTGTGCGTGTATCTGCAGCTTTACGTGCAGAGTCTGAAACCATATTGGTAGCAGCGCAGTTAAATGATGGCAGTGGTGCCATAACCTCAGCTAAGTCACGTGCTGCTACATCTACGAAGTTAGCAACGAGAGGCTTTGGGTATTCCTCAGAAAACATCGCAGGGTATACCTTGGAGATGTCACCTTGACGTACTGAGAGAACGTCGCGCATTCTCTGGTCACGTGCGGCATAGCGTGTTTGTAGCCGAGCTACTTTCGCTACAACCTCTTTAGTTGATAACAATGTTTCTCCTTAGATGAAGGTACGGTCTTTCTCTGCGAGCAGTTCATCAATATTGATAACTGTTCGCTTGCCCTGTTCGTAACGAGACAGGAATGGATTTTTCATATGGTGTGTTGCGTGGATACCTTGGTTAAGCATTTCACGGGCGCGGATCTCACAGAACCATAACGCCATTACCATATCGGTCTTACCCTTGGTCGTTGGGGACCAAGTAATTAGTTGCTCAATGAGCGCCTTAATGTTTTCAGTTTGGTCAGAAGGTAAATGAATAAGGTTGTCTCTGTGGTGCTTACCGTCGTGTTGCTTGGTGCCAAACAAAGTTGACATTGATGCAACACCGAAGCCTGAGTCCCACTTATTGTTTCCAGTATGGTGTTCCCGCAGTAGCACTCCTCTGGAGGCCAAGTTTGCGCGGATTCCCTCATCTTGCGTAAGGAATGATTGGAAAGCATTTTTCTCCACGATCCATTCACTAGGACTGTACAGTGAAGTCCAGTCAAAGATTAGTTGACGGATTTGAGCAGGCGTTGGCCTAGTAATTTTAATAGCGTCAACGATATAGCGTTTATGGCTAACCCGATCAACAGCGTAACAAACGGCGGCTGTATCACCAACCATAGCGGGATCAAGACCACAAATAAAAGAAAAGCCGTTGACATCGCGTGGATGGCCTGGATGACCAGGAACCAAGCGACCTGCTTTACGCATACCATCAATAGAACCTCTTACACACGCTGGATCAAAGATGGCATCATCTGAGATGTCTTGTTGCTGGTAAACCAACGCCCAAGTAGATGCGTCCATAGCTTGGCGTTCGTTATAGAGGTTACGACCATTCCACCTTGGGTATAGTCCATCCTCGTTCAAATCTGATTCTTCTTGCCCATCAAATGGCGCATCGGATGCTGGCCAGAGAGTCTCCCACTTGTCAGGGTCTTCGTCTGTTGTCAACAGGGCTGGCATCGCTAGGTATTTCCAAGGGACGAGTCCACCTGGGTAGCGGTCTGGGTTACGCAGTTCACGGTATAGGTCAACTGCTGCAACGCGGGTACCAATGATAATTAATTTACCAGTAGGGTTTAGACGAGAACGTACGTCCTGTGTTAGCCACTTGATTTGGCGTTCAAACTCGTTAGCGTTCTTGAGAGTAACCGCGTCGTCTACGATAATCATATCGGCACGTTTACCGTAGATCTGACCACCGATACCTACGGCTTCGATGTTTGGATCTTTTTCGCTAGACTCACGTAGCTCATCACCAAAGGTGATACGGGTAGCCTGCCACGAGGCAGACTTAGAGTTAAACCCTACGCCAGCAGCATAAGCATTTTGAAGGTTCTCATACATAGGGTGAGTCAAACGCTGCTTGATGGCGTAGAGAAAGTCGGCTGCAAGTTGCTGAGTCTGGGAGACTATCAGCACTCTAAAGTTAGGATTACGGGCTACCTGCCAGGTTACATAGTCCACTGTGATTGTGATGGACTTGGCGTGGTTTGGCGGGATGTTGATAAGGATACGGTTATTGGCCAGCCCTGGTTCGTACTTCATCGAAGGGTGTAACCAAGAAGGCTCAACGCCTTCAATCATATCCACAAGGTTTTGCTGGTGGGGGAAGGTCTTGGAGTTAAGAAAGCGTTGGCGGAACTCGGCAAATGAGATGTCGTGGACATCGCCTGCGGCGAATTGCTTATCCTTTAGTCCTAGGCGGGTTCGGTCTACTTTGTCTGTAAAGACCTTATCGGTACGTCGGTAGTACTCGTATGTCTTCATAGACTTGCCAGCCGATAGGCAGGCTTGTTCAATGGTCATACCCTCAGCTACACATCCTAAGATGATTCGCTTTGCTATATCTGCTGAGTTCTCAGCCATTGGATCTCCAGTATCTCATTGGGTTATAGATAGACTACACCCGATTAAAAGTTGTGCTCCGCACAACCACGGATACGGTAAACTCCCGAGCGAGCCACAGCGAAGCGAGGGGTAAGTTGGTGCTCGTCCTAGGGACTCGCGTAGTGTGAACGTAGCGAGCAGTAACGGGGCTATCAACATTACCGCCCCTACTGTATATAAGGCAGGAAAAAAAGGTCATTTCCTGCCTATGGTATAAAGTATTTACAGAATGTGACTAAGGTCACATTAAATACGGTACAAAATAGGACATTAATAAGTGATCTGGTTCACTTTAGGAAATATATCTGTAGTGGGTACACACTATACACACGGACTAAACTTAACACCGTAGGGTCTTCTCGCCGTACCCGCAGCAGCTTCGCCGCTGAGCTGCGCTGCTGCCAGCTGTACCGTACCGTATAGCTTCTCCCGCTGGGTAGGCTACAGCTGCGGCGGCCTCTCTCTCTCATAATCTCTCTACCGATATTAATAAACTCTCTACAGCTGCCAGCTGGCGGCCTATCCTCGCGGCCAGCTCGCAGCTCTTCAGCTCGCAGCTTTACAGCTTGACAGCTGCGGCCAGCTGCCAGCTCGCAGCTTCTCCCGCTGTTATTTACTCAGGATCTTCTCAGGCAATCGTTATGAAACTGTTACCATAATTCGCAGCTTATAGCTTGACACGCTTATATGCGGTAGCGTACTTTACGGATATCAGCTGAAGAGCTCAGCTGAAGGAAGGTAAATAAATGAAGCTAGATAACTTTATCGAAGAGCATAACCCTAATAAAGGCTGGGCAACTTTCAGGCTAGAGCTTCCAGCTGACCTAGTAGAGCGCAGCACTGGCGAGCTTATCAATTCACGAGCTCGCGCCACTATCTACCAGCTAGGCACTAGCGACAGCTACACGCTGCTCACTACTGGCGGCCATAAAAGCTCTAATCGCTGGCACAGAGATATTACACTAGAGGAAGCTAAGGCCAGAGCTACCAGCTGGGCAGCTCGCCGCTACAAGGAAGGAAAGTAGAATGCTAGGAATTGGAGCTGTAATAGCTATTCTAACCCCAGTTTATCTATACGCAATTCTTCCCAGCGTAACGCTAACCTATGACCTAACTATCCTATTTACCCTAATCTCTCTACTATCTCTCAGCGTGTTAGCTGGGATAGTGGCACTATGGAAGGAAGGTAAGTAAATGGACAGCTTAAAGCTGCAGACACGAGCTCGCTGCATAGAATGCGGCAGAATATTTAATCTACTTAATGAAGAGGAAGCGGGAGAGTTTTACTATGGCCACGATTGCGAAGCATAAAGCTATATGCGGCGATTGCGACAGCACAGCAGCTACAATATGGTTAGAGCCTTATGGTAGCAGCTTCCTCGCTGTTATCAGCTGCCCTAATTGCGGGACTAGCTTCGATACTAACCTAGACGCGGCAGACATAGAAGCACTACGCTAGAGCTTGACTAGCTGCCAGCTCGTAAGAGCTGGCCGCTGGCCTAGGGCTAGCCTAGGAAAGATCCTAACCTTGGAAGGGGTAAAGAATGAGCACTACACTAGAAGCAGCTGTTACGGTTGAGATTGAATGGGTGAGCTTCCCATTCACTTACCTAGGAAGAAGCTATAACAGCAAGGTCAAGGCTAAGACACGCGGCCTACACAATATCCAAGCCTTACCAGCTGGGAAGTTCGCAACTATCAATGAGGAATGCCTACGCGATATCTCTACAATTACCGCAGCTTCAACAGTAGAAGAGATTACAGTTGAGCTTGAACGCTTGAACGCTGGCAGCAGCTGGGCAGTGCTAGAGCTGGCGGGAGAGTAAGCATATGAGAAGCAAGGAAGAGAAGCTCGCATTTATTCGCTCACTAAGTGACGCAGTAGAAGTGATGGAAGAGCGCGGGACTATTGCGCCAGTAACGCTGCTGGAAGATTTCAGCGTGAGGAATAGTCTGCTTATCCTATGGCAGAAGCCTACAGCTACTAAGTGTGCTGGCTTCCACGATTGGAAGAGCGCAGGAAGAAGCGTAAAGAAGGGGAGCACTGGCGCAGCTATCTTAGTTCCTGTTGGTAAGTATATGAATGAAGAAGGGGAAGAGAAGCTGCGCTTCAGCTGGCGTTATGTGTTCGATATTGCAGACACTGAAGAGCTGGGAGAGAATGCGCCACGCCTAGCGCGTGACGTAGCTTAGAGCTTGACTATTGCATACGGTAGCTATACCGTATGCAGTGGCCTAGAGCTAAGCACTAGGAATAAACTACCTTGGAAGGGGTAACAGAATGGCAGGAAGAGAGAAGAGCTATATTCGCCTAGTAGATATTGAGACAGGCGAAGAGGTAGCAGCAGCAGTAATGACAGCAGCAGCAGTAAAGCGGATCTCTAAGCTTTACGCTGCGTTTGGTATCTATACAAAGCAGGTAGCGTAATGGAAGCAGTGACAGCTGAAGAATTAGCAGCACTATTAGAGCGCAAGGGTGAGAAGCTAGAAGAGTTCAGGCCTTGCGATATCTCGCAGACTATCGAACAGCTGGGAATAAATAACCTGTTCGCCATAAGTGGCGGGAGAGTAATCAAGCGCAGCACTGGCATAACCTTGCCTATTAGCAACGGTTACAGCTTAACCATTGACCTAGCGTGGGACGATACCTATACCGTACGCAG